TTATCTCATCACCGCCAGTATCTTCATGGGAAGGTCCATGAGCCTGTGGGGCAGTGCTTCCTGTAACATCAGCCAACGCCTCAATACCATCTAACTTACCTTTATCAACTTTGGACATAAGACCATGAAGGGCTGCACTAGCGTCTAGGTCTACATTATCATCAGGAGTAGTGAAATCATCTAGTTTAACTGTTTTGGCGGCAGCTACGGCCTCGGAATTAAGGTATTTAGCATGATGGTCATTGACACCTACGCCTGACAATTCATTGTGGGCTTTGGTACTATGACTACCCAGAGTATGAGCCTTTGGTGTATGGTCTTGAACCTCGGATTTGGTCGAACCCTCTAATTTCTCGGCATTATCTACAATGCCATTATTGTCGGCATCATAGATGGATTTGAGCATATCCCCAGCACCACCAACAGGGTCTAGGACAATACTATTACCATTATAATTGATGACCAGTCTACCACTAGAGTCTATATAGCAGTTACCTATCTCGTCATAACCATCAGGTGGTGTTGATACTATGGTATCAGCATAGATGATTGTCCTCTTTAGAATTGTACCATCATCATAGGTAAAAGTAAGAATACCTTTTTCTTTGGTGACCGATGTTAATGCTGGCACATTATCTCCTTAGCGATTAAAGCCTTGCCTTTTAGCTGCAGACGTCTGAGGAAGATGTGCTCTCGGTATTCCTCTTACTTGTTTACCCATACCAAGGGCTCTCATAGCTAAACCAATATTACGCCTGCGAATTGCTACACCAAGGATTTTGAAAACCCTCACCTTAGCTGGTCCTCTAGGCATCTTTCTCCTCCAAGTAAGATTCCCAATTATCATAGGAAGCTGTTAATAGCTCTGTAAACTTAACACAACCACATTCAGGACAGGCTTCTGTCTTATCCAGTATGACCTTACCACAGTTATCACAAACCTTCACATTCGTTTCCTAAGTTTATACCTTTGGCCTCTCAGTCCAATTCTGCTCACTTGAGCTTTAAGCAGGTTATGCCTTCCTGCTGCTGCCTGTTTCCTCGTAGCACGAACTCCTCTAGCCACCCCAGCCACCAGTTAAGGTAATTACCCCACTAGCAATAACGCCTATAGCTAGAACGATTCCCCATAACATCCAAACCCTTGTGGATAATTTGCTGTGGCTTGTCCATTGCTCCTTCTGGTTAAATTTAATCTGCTTGACTTCACCAACCAACCCTTTATCATCTGTGCCTGGAACACCAAGCAACACTGTGGTTAGAGTATTAACGTATTTATGGGTTTCCTGTATTAGTTTTATTTGGGACTTTTCTGTCACTAGACTCTCCTTGATAATCACCTAATACTTTTTTCTTCCCGCTCTAACCTTATAGTCAATACAGTCTTGGTAAAATCAAAGGCTTCTCCTGAATTATCCTTACCACTAACTAGTTGCCGAATCCTAGTTAACTGTTCTGGAGTGTAAAACTTCCTAATTACCAATAGGTATTCTTGTTCCTTCTCTGTTAATGTTTTCTCCTGGGCATCTTTGAATAGTATCTGGAAATCTTTAGCCAATACTAGACGAAAGTTACGGGTGAACTCAATATCAATGAGTTGGTTGGATAGCTCCCGTCTTAAATCACCAAGAGCCTTTTTCTCCAGCTCACAAAAGCCATCACCTTCTTCCCTCCAACGCTTTACCGATTTAAGGTGAACTTTAGCTAGGGTTACCGATTCCATTGTAGAAAAACCCGCTACCAGATAGGATAAGTAGCGAGCTTTCTTACCACCATCAGCATAATAGTTGATTAGAGATTGGGCTATTCCTTCAGTTGGTGTTATGCTGCCTTCTACGGTTTCAATGTCACTGCTGGTTTCAATGCTCATTACTATACTCCTACTTATATTATACAACAATCAGCGTATTATGTCAAGTCAAATAAGTATACATTTATATATATAATACTATATTATGTTAAGTATACTTGACAAGTGACTGACTAGGTGTTATAATGATAATAGAGAGGTGGAAAATGGATAAAATGATAGGTAAACAAGTTAGGATACAGACAGAAAGAACTATAGAAATTTCTCTAGGGAATGAAACCGTACCAATAAAGATTCCTACTGGTTCTTTTGCAGAGGTAATAGGACAAACTAAGGATATAGGAGGTAAATTGATAGAGATAAATTTACTTTTCCGTGCTACAGGGAGTACAGACTACCTTTCTGGACTAAGGATAGGACCCTTATCACCAACCGAAGTAGTATTAGTAGAGAGGTGAGAAATGACTTGGGGAGCGTATCAACAGCCAGGGTTGGATGAGGAGATAGATAGTCTAGGTAGCCAGTTATCCATAGAAATTGGCTGTGCTGTGCATTATCCTGCATACAATAAGAATTTATTTGAATGTATGTGTGGGGTTATATTTCCTCTATATGTGGTTAAAGGGCAGGATTGGAAGCTGATTAAACAGAAACATGTTGATGAAAGGAAATTGCTGAAGGTATGACCATACCCAATGTAACTATGCGTTGGTGCAAAAAGACATGCATTTGTAAAGGATGCCCAGAGCCTATAGAGCAGGCTACTCCTATGGTTGCAGTTATTTTTTGGAATCGAGGCAATGCGGACAGTAGAAAATGGAACAGCTACTATAAGTATCATCCTCAGTGCTGGATAGACCAAGGACTGGACTACCTTAAAAGGAATCCATATGTACCTCAAAGAAGGGTTAGGAAACAAATCCTGTGTGAGGAGGATAAGAGGAAACGTTTTCTGCTAGTTAGAAAATTTCATAAAATCATACAGATGAGGAAGAATTGCAATCACAGTTACCCAGACCATGTATTAACGGATATTAGACTAACCCAACAAATGTTAGATATTATACTAGAGATAGCTACATTAGGAGGAGTACCAAAATTATGGACAGAAAGACTCTAACGTATGAGGGGTATCTAGCCTCAGATGTTTGGAAATGCCCCAAAGCATCTATAAATCCTGACATCCTTTTACAGGTGGAAAACAATACTGGTGCCCACCATTGGATAGAAGTACAGAATATTGACGAGGGAATAATCCATACTGGCCTGTACTACTGCGAATATTGTTATGATACTGGGAAACGTCCAGTCTATTGGGAACAGGCAAGGCCAAAGATGGTTAGCATGGGCTTTGCGGAATAGATTGATGGCTATAAGGAGATGTTTAAGCTATGAAGATAATATATGCTGAAAGGAGAAGGGGAATATGGCAGAAGTGAAAGAATGGAAACAGGAAAAACCGAATTGGTGTTGTTTTCCCGACTGTGCTTTTAAGCGTAGGGTTCAGGATGCTTTTTGTTGCGGTGTCTTACCAGAGCCAACTCCGCACAATAGGGATTATAACAACTACCGAATATGCTTTTGCGGCACAGGAAAATATCAAGAAGGCAGTTTTAGTGGTGAGCACTATCAGGTTAATGATACTGACCTTGAATATCTACGCTGGATATTTGATGCTCTGGATGGGAAGAGTACGAGTTGGATTTCAAGAATAGAGCAATGAAATAGAGTAAGGTAATCATCGCTACTATACTCCTGTGTCAATGATTACCTATTGGAAAAATCAAGTTGGGATAATTTCTCAGAGGCCATGTAAAAAATACATACCTATCTATAAAAGAGTCCACCCGTACCCTTGCCAGCTGTAGGCTAGGTAGAACATATGCTTCCTAGTACTAAAGTACTATTGACAGGATATTGCCAACCTGCTATAATAAGTAAAAGCGAAAGGAGGCAAGAAGTGACAGGAAAAGACTGGGACAGGTATTTCAAGACATTAGATAGGAAATACAAAGACAAGCTACGTGAAGCACTACTGATCCTTGACAATGACCCAGAGATTAGAAAAGCATACGGGGCAGACTTCAAAGAGCTAGCTAGCATTGTAGACTTTCCATTTAACTTGAGGTACTAAGCAAACAGAAGAGCGGGTAGGATAGAACTCTTACCCGCTTTTCTAATGCCCGACAATCAGAACATATGTTCTAGTAGTGGGCAAACAAAAAGAGCGGACTGGCAACTAGCCCGCTCCTTTCATGACTGTTGGCTACTTCTTGATTAGCTCGGGATGCTCATTGAGTATCCGCTTGATAGCTGGTTCACTAGCAAACCAACGTGGTCGGCTGTCTGCTCCTGCTTCAACGAGCTTCTGCTTCTCCACATCGGTGCCATACTTCTCCATGATTTCCCAGCGGCTCAAACCCGTGATGTCTTTCAGCTTCCCAGAGCCACCGCCGCCTGTACTGACACGCTTGACTATAGCAGTTGTCAATGCAACGCTCTTGTATCTCGTATCCTCAGCACCAGGTACAGCATTGTCAACTTTGTAAGTGAAACCCCACGCTTTGACGGCTAGCAGTTCTTTGGCTAACCCCATAGCTACTACAGCCCCATGAATCTTAATTGCTAGTGCTTCCCTAACCCCCGCTAGCTTCTCAGCTTCAGCTTGTAATCTAGTAGCTTCCTCTTTTGCTAATACCACTTTAGCTTTATTCATTGCATTGGAGACCTCTTGAATTTTACTCATGTCCCCAGTCTTATTGAACTCGGCTACAGCAGCTGCCATCTGGGTTTTTAACTCTTGTAATGTCATTTCACACTCCTTTTTATTATCTTGCCCTTCGAGGAGCCTTTGTTAAAACTCTAGGCTAAGATTGCTAAGGTGCTATTGCCACTTCACTATAATAAGTATAGCACAAGGTAGATACTTTGTCAAGTGTTTTGCAGGCAGTTTAGTAACATTTATGTAAATCGGTAGAACATCCGTGCTAATTGACGGTTATGTAAAGCTGAGTTATGTTAAGTAGAACTAATGTTCTATTGACAAGTGCAATAGTAGGTAGTATAATGATAATAGAGTTAGTTGACAGGAGGTGAGAAGTGAAATTATGTAGGGTAGAATTGCGGAGGAGAGCCAAGTCATTCTGGATTAGGTTTGGAGTAACAAAGGATTACGACAGGGTTACCATAAGGTTATCATGGCATAGGAATTTTGGCGGCAATTTAATCATATTCTTAAGGAACAAAAGGATAGTCACACTATAGGTCAACAGGAGCAGAGCAAAGAAGTAAGAGCTATAAGGAGGTGCATCAATGAATGCCAGGTTATATGTATCCACACTTGAAAGGAGACAACCAATGAGTAACAATCCCTATGAGAATATAGATATAGGTAACCACTGTCCAAAGTGTGGACACCCAGTTATAAGAGGAGCTATGCCATACAAGGTAATAGATAGTAAATACTACCACACTTGGTGTATAACCGAAGATAGCAGCAAGGAGGATGAAGAACTTGAAAGGAAAGGAGTTAAACCATGTTTAGAAAAGGAACTAGAGTAGTAATAGTGGATGAGGTAGAGGCTCAAAGGGTAAGTGCCATTGTGTACAATGGGCAGAAAGGCACCATTGGAGAGCCATGCACGGAGGGCAATGTAAACGTCCATATGGATGGAGACCTTTACCCTACCCCTTGGGCAGTGCCAACTAGTTGTGTGAGGAGACTTCATAGAGCAAAAGGAGGGAGGTAAGGTGCATGTCCAGATTTTATGGATACCTAAGAGGGAATCGGGGACTAGTTACAAGGGAAGGGACAGCAAACAGTGGCATTAAGGGACATACCGGGGGGTGGCATATTGGAGCTAGGGTTGAATGTTTTGTTGGCGATGATGGTAGCGACTATGTAGTTATCAATATTACCGATGGCAGCTCTAACTCCTCATGCTTGAAGAGCCTCGGCACTTACAGACTAGTAAATGGTAAACTAGAAAAGGTCAACTAAACAATAATAAGGAGGTAAACCCAATGAGGTTAAGGCAAACATTAAATAAACCAGTACATGGGAATTGGGATGGTGGTGCCAAACAAGTGTTTGATTGGGATATTGAAGGTAGTCCAGCCATAGATAGTAAAGGCGAGTATGTAAGAATAGGCTCCTTTGCTGCAAACCATTGGTTCCATGTGGCACTAGGTAAGACGATTAAGCTGACATTATCCTATGCTATGAAACACCTAAAGGCTGTTACAAGAGTTGGTTGTGCATTCCAATACATAGATGATTAGTTCCTTGACCCAGCCCATTACCTACTGCCAGACACATTGAAGTAGTAGCTAGGACAGAGATAGTGGGCTGGTATGAGGGAATTAATAAAGGAGGTTAAACCAATGAATGTTACCCAATGTAACCTAAGTGCTAATAGTACCAAGCTAGACCATGAAGCCTTGTTGAAGGTAGCCAAAATAGCCACAGGACATTGTATTGAAGGTGTAGCCAGTCATCTATCCAAACTTAGAGGTAAACTATTTGATAGTGACATTACTGCCTTACACCTAGAAGCCCATTGGCTAGCTAGAGAGGCACAACAGCTAGACGTATCCGCTGAGGTACTGGCTACTCTAATGGGTAGTATAGCCAGAGAGGACATAGAGATAGTCAACAAGCCAGAGGTAAAGGAATTCTAAGAAAGGAGATAGCCAATGATGATTATAATATTCATACTAGCCTTTATGCTAGTCGCTGGGACAGTGATTGGTATTGGACAATACTTTAGATAGGAGGTTAGGCATGAGAGTTAAGGGTAAGCGTAAATGCCCAAAGTGTGGCAAGTGGTCAAACTGGGTAGAAGCTAAGGCCGATGGCACCTGCCTAGAGTGCCAACCTACATAAAGGAGGTTAGCAATGTTTACACAAGAGGATAAACAGGCTATGGACGATGCTGCTGCCGATGCCCAGAATGACCTGGCTGAGGTAGGAGCACCACCAGAGGAAGCCTTAGTTTCCGTAGCCAACTGGTGGGCTAAGTGGTATCTCAAAGCTGGTCATAAGAGGCTGGCTAGAGTACTACTAGAATATAAAACGGAGGAGTAAGGAAATGGCTAAACTCAAGTTTAAAGGGTTCGGCGGTGAAAACCTAGAAGTAAGGGTAGTAGCAGGTGGACACCATGACCATCTGGAGGTGTACCATAATGGTAAAAGGTTGTGGCGAGCTCACCTATGGATGGATGGCATCAGTCTATGGGATGGAGAGTTTTATAGACCTGGCCAAACATCTGACAAGGCCACAGACAATGTCTGTTTACGATTAGGAGGTAAGGTAAAATGAAACTGTGTCCACACTGTCTAAACCGAGGTTGGAAAAGTATATTAACACCTACAAACCCTGAGAAGGCGTTGGTTCAAACTCTTCGCTGCCCATATTGTAGGTGGACAGAGAGGGTAATCAAATGATAGCCTTAGAGGACGCCAAACAACTTAAACATGATACAGTATAATATTTAATTATAATAGTATTATATATTTAAGTGTATACCAAGGAGAATAATAGGTGAACTATTTAGTTGGTTTCCCTATCTGTCCAGGTTGCTACAACCTATTGGACTACAATCCAATGCCGAATGTTAACGAAACCTACTGGTACTGTAAGCCTTGTGGGATGTGGTGGGAAACCGACTTCTTAACCCAATGCCTGGAGGAGGAGAAACTATTTGATTACCTAGGAGGTATAATATACTAGACAGGAGGCAGAACAAGCCTGGGACTTTAATAGGGTTGGAGTATCCCAGGATAGCCTTTTTCTCCTGTAGGTGCAGCAGGAGGTTTCTGCTATAGCCTCTACTCCAACCCATAAAAGGAGGGATATAATGGGTAAGAGAGACAAGGAACGGAAGGAACGGGTAATAGCTGGTACTGAGCCAATGATACAGCATACCAAGCCAGCCCCAATGGTCAAGTGTATAAGGTGTAATGTAAGAATGCCTGAATATGCCATGGAACACCACGAATGTAAAGGAGGTAGGTAATGCCAAGGGTTAATTTCCTGTACATAGACATCAAGGTTTATCCAGCTAGTATTAAGGAAGGACGGCATACTGGTTATGAGTTGGATACAATAATGATAGCTGAACAGCCAGTCCTATCTTGTTATGTAAATCTGTTTGACCTCTACCAAGATGGTGGTTGGTTAGAGAAGGGTCTCATTGATTGGATTCAAAAGGAGATGCTAAACAAAGGCAAGGAGCTTGTATATCGAGGTTGTCCCAAGGCTCCTAAGTAAGGTATCCTACAATAATAGTTAATGAGGAGGGAGAACATGAAAGAACTAAACAAGAAGCTGGCTGAGTGGAGATTTGGTAAAGATGGTGTGACGTATGGGCATATCATTGGTGAAACTCTGGTTATCTACCGTAGAACAAAATGGATTGAAGTAGATGAGGAATGGGGCATAGAAGTTCTGGAAGTCTTCACTGAATCCCTAGATGCCTGCTTTAAGTGGCTGGTGCCGAAGGCTGTTAGGTTACTTGGAAATACAGATTTAAGTTCTGACGAGGAAGCCATGTTCAAACTCCTTGGCTTTTCGCTAAAAGAATTCTGGACTAGGAGACCCATGCCAGTATCTCCTGCCCTAGCCCTCTGCCTAGCTATTGAGAAAATAATAGACAAGGAATAATAGTTGAAAACATTAACACCAAGAGAGCGGATACTAAAGGAACGAGGGTTGCTGGAGAAACAATCTGCTCCTAGAAAACATAAACGGTTACAACCAGCAATAAGGGTTACAGTATTAGATAGGCTGAAAACTCCTCTAATGCGTTACCTTGAACAGAAGTACGGTAAACTGATAGAGGATGTGCTGGTTAGTGGCTCTCTTTCGGTGGTAGCCCATAAACTAGGTGATGAGGTAGACACCAGCACTTTGAGTAAATGGATTAAGAGGTTCAAGCTAAGGTATAGTAAGGACAATCTACCTAGCTGTATGGATTGCAAACAGTATGGGTTAGCTTGTGGACAAGGAGTATGCTATGTATTATTAGGTTTGGAGTTATGGGAACTAGTACCAATAAAACAGAAGGAAGTGTTAAATGAAGGAGATAAAAATCCTAATCCAACAACTTAGGAATTACCCAAACAATTTCTTTGTCTATCCAGTAATGCCATTACCTGAAGGTGAGGAACATAATAGACTAGGATTAAGGATATGTGACCATCTAGGAGAGGAGCAAGGCTTTATTGAAATTGGTGGTAAGGAAGGAGTTATAATACAATGAGAGAGATTAAGTTTAGGGGTTGGCATACAGTGGCTAAAAGGATGTTCTCTGCAGATGAAATGGCGGTTGACCAACTCACACTATTGCCAACAGGTTCATTTATAAATGTTGAAGGAGATTCAACCAGGCGTAGCATAATTTACCCTCGAGACAAATTCATCCCCCTACAATACACAGGACTTAAGGACAAGAACGGGGTTGAGATATATGAGGGGGATATAGTTAAAACTACGGTTGGAAAGCACATTTGGTGGTTTCTCATTGCTACTGATTCTACCTTTGGTGGTAATAACTTATACCTAATCACAAGATACCGAAACTTTCGCCATATCAATGTTGGTGAGGATATTGAGTGGGGAGACTTCTTTGTAAATGAGTGCAGGGACACCCTAACGGAATATAACGCAAATGAGGACCTTGAAGTCATCGGCAACATCTATGAGAACCCAGACTTGCTAAAGGAGTTATTATTTGAAGCCTGAATCCCTTGACGATTTCCTAGCTTGGCGGCCACCACATATAACTGAACTGATAGGAAGTGGATTATTGATACCACAGGGAAAGATAATCCTATTTGGCCCCTATAAGAGTTGGAAAAGTATGACTGCCATAGACCTGGCTTTCAAACTGTCCAGTGGTAAGCCTTGGTTAGGATTCAAAACAACCTTATCTACTGTCCTGATAGTACAGCTAGAAATACCCAAAGCTGCCTACCAAAAGCGGGTTATCAAGTATTGCTTTGGTAATAAGCTGTCCCCACTAGGCAATCTATTCCTTGTCACCACCAGGAACTTGAAATTAGACAAGGCTTGGGGTGCAGCCTTACTAAAACAATGGATTGCAGAAACTCAAGCTCAGGTGGTAATCATTGACCCTATATTCAAGATAATGTCTGGCCGCCTTACCGATGAGTACGATGTAAGGCAGTTCACCGACAGGGTGGATGAAATAATAGAGGAGCTAAGAGTCAGTTTTGTCCTTATACACCATGAAGGCAAGGACTGGATAATAGAGGGAGAACGCTATGATAGAGGAGCCGATGCTGCCTTTGGCTCTGCTGTATTTGGTTGGTGGTGTGATTCCTCCATTGAATTGAGGACTATCAGTGAAGGCAGCAATATAGTGGATATTAGTTTCCCACTATTAAGACTGGCTGAGGATAGCATTAAGCCTATTAGGGTGGAAATCAATAGGAGTAACTTGGTATTTACCAATAAAGGAGGTGAACAGTGAAGCCTAAATGTCCACATCTGAGGGTTATACAAGGTGGTGATGAGGAAGGTTATATGTGTGAACTAGAGGACAAATGGTGTTTGGTCGAGTGCGGTTACGAGTGTGATATTTATAATGTTTTTCTAGAGGAGGTAAGTGATGGAACCTATAAATAAACAGTTTTACCAATGTCCCAATTGTGGTTTGAATGAGAGATTTTTTGAAATACTATCTAAGGAGTTAAAGGATAAAGGCTATGCTAGAGAGGAATGGAGGTTTAGCCTTGACTTTAGGCAAGGGGTTGTAATTGACAAAACAAGAGAGGCAGCTATACCAATGGGTGCTAAGATTCCAAGTTTCCAGGTAACCACTGATGTTTGCTTCGGTTGTGGAACCATTTATGCTATAGAACTAAAGTCAAGTGAGGCAACCAAGTCCATTGTGCCTAAAATAATCAAACCTGGAGATGAATTACCACCAATGGCAAATGACCCTAGATTCTCCTAACTTTACATAATAATAGCTCATATGTTCTATTGACAAGTATGTTGAATAGTGTTATAATGTTAGTAGACTTTACAATTAAGGAGATAAATGATGAAGTGAATTACTATATTATTGTTAACCTAACCGTGGAACAGATAAAGAGGCTCAAGATTATGGCCATTAAGGAGGAAAAGACAATCAAACAGTTGGTTAAGGAACTGATAGTAAAAAAGTTGGAAAAAGTACAACCAAAAGAGGAGGATAAATAATGGCAGACATGACCAACGAACAAGTGTTAGCACAACTACAGACCAGAGGATTTGAGTCAGGAGGATTTGGCAGCCCAATACGACACGCTAGGTGGAAACTAGATTCTATCACAGGTAGTATGGTACAACGTGGTACTATGCCTATAGCCAGACTAGAGGTTAACTACAATTTCAGTGGTGTTGAGATTTTACCTATGCCTGATGGTTCGCCTGGTTCCACAGAACCATACCCGTGGCCTATAGCACAGATTAACCTTCTACACTCCAACCGAGATAAGAGTGGCATGGGAATATTGGGTAAGTCCATAGATACCATCATTAACGCAGGAGTAGATGGTAATGCCCCACAAACAGCCGTTAAGAACCAAGACTTCCTAATAGGTAAGGTTCAAGAATGGATGATAACACCTGGCCACATGATGTGGAATCGGGACGAGAATAAGGAAACTCCCAGAGAATGTTGGGAAGTAGTCCATATTGAAGGTGTAGGAGGTACTCCTCATTCTGGGGCAGCTGCTACAGAATCAGCGGGCACTCCTAAATCAGCTACCAAGCCTGAGATTACTCCAACCCAACAGGCTATCAACCTGCTGGATGGTAAAACCCAGCAGGAGTGGAACGCTATAGTTTTCCTAGACCCGTTTATTAAGGCGGATACCAGTGACCTAAAAACCAACATCATTAGCGGTTCCTTTGTCACGTCACTTGAGACTGCTGGTATAATTACCAAGGATGATAACGGTATATTCCACGTGAAACCAGCTGTTCTAGAAGGGTAGCAATGGACAAGGAACTATTAGCAACAAGAAAATACAAGGCGGGTTACGAAGTGAGAACCGAAAAGCATCTGGTTGGTGATGACAAGCAAGAGGTTATTATAAAGTCTGCTTTTACACCATCAGGTGATTACTTGGGAGACCCTCGAACAGCAAGGTATCTCATCAGGCGGAAGGGTATCAAGCCAGAGAAGGCAAAACCCTCACATAATGTCTGCTCTATTGGCTTTTGTGAAGCAGAACAAAAATGGTATGGATGGTCGCACCGAGCCATTTATGGTTTTAGGGTTGGCGATACAGTAACAAAGGGTGATTGCACAGCAAGTTCGGGGTTGACTGCCGAATACTTAAAGGAATATCCAGGGCAAGATGGGAGTTTACCTATTGGTTTTACCGCCAGAACGATAGAGGATGCAAGACGTATGGCTGTTGCATTTGCTGCGTCAGTGAGTTAAGCAGGTTTAAAATAGAAGAGCTTGCTGTTGTCCTAGAGCCGTAAGTCGGCCACTAAACTAAGTCTAGGCTTATGTATGTCAGGCCGAGCCAGCAAGAGCCAGCTACCCGAAAGCCGAAAGGCAACAGGGCACACGTTGATGGTAGAACCTGATACGGACTACTAGCTGGCATCCCTGAGTCTCATCAGGGTATAGTCCAACTCAGGCCCAAAGGACAAGGGTTAGGCTCAGGCAGTAGCGGGGGTATAGTGAGCTTGAAAGCGAGTGAGTCCTGCGCCTGCGGGATGAGAGCCAGCCCCCACTACCTAAAGGAGAATTATGGAAAACTTAGAAGATGTGAAGAAGATATTTTATAAGGGCTTAAAAATCCAAGCCGATTTGAAGGAAAAAGGTATGAGCTTAACTTACCAAACCATGTCGGAAGATATGGCCAGACTAACCTGCCAGCTATTCCCAAAGTCTCCTGATAATCCTGATGGGTATAGACCCTTTAGCCTCAAGCAAAAGGAACTGAAAAAGTGGCAGTTAGCTAATTTTGGGGACAGTAATTCTAGCGATATGACTCTAGGAATGGCAGAGGAAGTTGGCGAGCTTGCACATTGGATACTCAAAAGAAAGCAGGGCATCAGAGAAGGTGCTAACGGTGGAGACTTCAAGGATGAAATATCCGATGCCTTTGCCGATGTGGTTATTTATGGTATCCAGCTCTTATCCGATGAAGGGTTAGATGCTGAGGAAGCCTTTACCAAGACAGTAGCCAAAGTACTTAATAGAAACTGGAAGGAGAATCCTAGTGGTAAGGACGAGAGCCAGCATAAGAAGACGGAGCCAAAACCTGAAGGTAGGTTGCTGACAGTCGCTGAGGAGCATGAGCTTAGACAGGAGTGGGGGAAGCTACCTGAAGATACACGACCTTCTTGGCGAAATTACTGGCTTCAAGCCCAACGAGACCTGACAGCCTCTATCTGTAAGGCTCAGGAACAAGAGGGAAGGGAATTAAAGCCTGGTGAGGGTAGGTTGCTGACAGATATGAAGGTAATAATAGACGAAAGAACCAAGAATTGTGTGGATGCTAATTATGCCTCAGTAAAAGAAAACCTTGAATGGTTAGTCGCCAAGACAGCCTCTATTTTGGAGACTGAGTGGGAACACCATGTTGACCACATTGTAGAGAATACCAAAATACTAGAAAGAGCTGAATGTAAGGCTAGGGTGAAGAGGATATTTGAGGAGATAGAAGAACACTACCAAACCTTTGATAGAGCTGGCAATCCTATAATCCTTCTTGATTACAAGGGAGCAGATGGTAGTAGGAAAGTAACTAATTTTTGGCAAGCTCTCAGGGAAGGAGCCATGAAGAAGTGATTAAGGTAGAATCCAAGAAAGATTATGAATTAAAGTTGATTGAAGCTGAAAGGCAGTTGGCTATCTTAGAATACGAGAATTATAAGTGGCATCCTCTCAAGAAGAAGGAGTGAAATGACCAAAGAAGAACTGATTAAGGAATTAGTAGAGTGGGTGGCAAAAACCATTTATGATGATTGGGGATGTAGCAAGTGGGAATCTCTTATGGATAGAGAAAAAGAAACATGGCGTAAAACTGCTACGTCTATTCTCTCCCACAAGGACAAGAATGGCAACTCTGACCTTGCCCTGATTGATACTACTCCAATGGCTAATGTGAGCTACCTGCCAGTTGTTCGTTTGGCAGAAGCATTGAAGGAGGTAAATAATGTTTAAGGTACTGAGTCCAGAGGAGATAAAAGAGGCAAAAGTAGGTCATGTTGCAGTTCTGGTAAGAGGCAAGCCCCAAGTGTGGGAAGCTGATAGATTTATAGCCCAAGCTGCACTCAAAGACGCCATTCGTCAGTTTAAGATGCTGCTGGATGGGATAGAGAATCCTTGCAAAGAACTACCAAGGGGATGGTTTGGTTCGGATGCGACAACGGCGGTAAACCATTACGCAAAGAGGGAAGGTTGGGCAGAAGCAATCCAAACTATAAAGCAAGCCGTAGAGGAGGGTAAGGAATGACAATAGAACTGGCTTTTATAATTGGAATATGGATTATGCTTGCTGCAATACTGATTAGGGGTAAAAGATGATATGGTACGCCATCTCTTGCGAATTACAGATGGATTAAGACTAGGATTTTAAGGAGAGAAGGATGAATAAAACTGAAAACTATGAAGATATACCCCACGAATGTAAAAGTTGTGGTGCAAAGTGGAATGTCCACATGCGTCTGATGGGAGGCTATCATTTAACACTTCCCACTTATACAACAGGTTTAGACACTTATCTTTGTCCTGAGTGCAAGTCGGAGAATACCATTATGTTCTCTGGTAGGGAAAAGGTGAATGAATGATAGAATGGTTCAAATGCCCCGACAACCAGGTAATAACAGTCAAGGATTGTTTATCCAGATGTCAGTTGGGTGAACGCTGCCTTACATTACCAACACTAGCCTTAATGGCTCAGGAAAGGGAATGGAAAGGTATCCCATCAACCACACAACTACTCAATGGCACCATGTATGAGTTCCTCAAACTAACTCAACCTTACGTGGTAGACCCTAACGATAGAGCCTTTATGTTAGCTGGTATTAAACACCATGAAGAACTAAATATTAAGGCTAAGGAACTAGGACTGCCATCTGAAATACCACTCAATATTGATAGGGATATATTTGATTTACTAGAGCCTGAGAATGGTTCATTTAACCTTACTGACTATAAGCTATGGGGTAGCTACAGGGTAGTTAAAGCATTAGGTTTAGTTGAGGTTGGTAAGAAGCCAGACCCATCAGGAGCGGTTTATAAGACTCCTGGTAAATGGGGTAAGGCTGGCGAACCTAAAATGGTTTCGGTGTTCCAGCCTATGCTTCAGGAGGTTGATTTATTTAATGAGGAGTTACAGCTGAACCGCTATAGGATAATGTTGGAGGAACTTGGTATAGCCATATCCAAGATGCAGTTACAGGTTACAGTTAGGGATGGTGGATTGGCTATAGCTAGTGGTAGAGGATTGACCAGGAACATATACAGAATACCCATTAGTAGGCTAAACGATAGTAAGGTTTCTACCTACTTTGCAGGCAAGATAGAAGCACTAGAGGAAGCACTACGCAACAAGGCATGGACTATTCCTTGTAATGACCGTGAATGTTGGGAAGGAGCTAGATGTAAGAGGTACTGTGAGGTAGCCATGTACTGTCCTAAAGGAATGTTATACCAACAGGTTCCTAATGGATAGAGTTAAGATAACCAGAGACGACCAAGAGGGAATGGTCAGGGAAATTGCTAAACAGGCCAAAGAACTGTACCAAGACAGGCATGGTAAACGTAATCCAGTTACATTATCCAAACAGGAACTAGATGATATAACAACTGAGGCTGGTAAAAGAGTGCAAGACAAAAGGAAAGGGAGGTTAATACCATGATACAAATATATGATTGCAGAAGCAAGGAAATAGTACTTGAGGGTAATATAACTAATTTGGAGTATTTCGGTCAGGGTAATGACCATTACATATATATAAACTTATCTATCGGTTATAAAATAACGTTGAGCAAAACTGACCTTAACACCATATCAAAATTTATGAAGGAGAAACTACCATGACTAAGAGGAAATGGAATTAAATAAGAAGGGAGCTGATTGATATGTCCATTGTAGGAATCTGGGGTGAGGATAAAAGCTGTAAGACTACCTTAGCATTAACATTCCCAAAACCAATGGTGTTTATGGAATTTGATATAGGTGGGTTTGACCGTGCCATCTACAGATTTCAGAAGGAGTTTGACCAAGGGCTAATCAGGTATGAGTCTTACCCACTGCCCATGACATTTGGTAAATTTGACCCAACAACATTAACGGTTAAACCTAGCAGGATGATAGTTGGTATGAAGGAATTGTTTTACCAGTGGGCTTCCAAGTATATCACCCACCTGAGAGACCCAGAGGTAGCCTCTATAGTTATTGATACCTTCACCTTACATTATGGTATTACTTGTGATGGTTTTTTACAGGAAAAACAGGAGCTACAGTTACCTCTGAGACCTGATGGTAAAGGTGGTGATGGAAAGGAGTTAAGGTCTCAACTGCTTCAGATAGAATACAGAGAGCCTAATACTAGGATTAGAGGTATCATCTACAATGCTAAGGCTGCAAGGAAGAATCTAATACTAGTCCATCATGCTAGAGATGAGTATAAACCTATGCCACAGAGGGATGGGAGCATAGCCAGCTCTGCCACAGGTAAAAGGGAACGTGCTGGGTTCTCTACTCTAGGTGATTCTGCTGATGTTATTGTTCATACCTATTGGGATGATAAGATTATGAAACCATTTTGTAAGGTAGAGTTGGCCGAGATTAAACAACTGGAGGGTATGGTGTTTGAGGAGCCTACTTTTGATAAACTGGATAAAACTATCAGGATGATGAAAGGAATCAGCTAGGTTGTTGGAAAATGAACGAACAGAATCAACGAGAACACGTCTTAAAAGTCGCTAGCGTGTCAAAGTACACATTGACTCAGAAACACGCTAGATTTGCACTACAGTGCTGCTCATCAGACTGAAGCTAACCGAAAAGGAGAATCTCCTAGCAGGAGCAGAGTAATATGACTATACTAATTGACAATCACGAACCTCGTGAGATTGAATACCTAATTGGTCAGTCTGTTCCTACCTCGATGCCTCAGCCTGGATTGAATAGTAAAGGATTTGCCGACTATTTGTGGTTTGCCTGTGATGGTCATAGGATACAGGTAGAAAGGAAACAAATCCATGAAGTGCTTGGTGGTATAAACCAGGTGGAGGAGCAGCTGAGTAGGGAGATGGATAATGGTGTGGAAGAGACGCTACTACTGATTGAAGGTGTTTGTGAACCTGTGGCTGGGTTGAAGATAGCCACTCAGACTTGGCATAAGGCTAAGGGCAAGAATATATTGATTCCTGGCAGGGTCTATAACTGTAGCTATACAGGTTACAAAGCATGGCTAGACCAGCTAGATAAGGCTGGGATAACTAGCGTTGAGACCTTTGATTATACCGCTACAGCCATGACCTTGGTAGCCTTATACCAGAACTCTCAGAAGAAGGAACATAAAACTCTTAAACGGTATATTAAGGATAGGATATATATTGAGTCTAAGAATCCTCATATCCACAATCTAATGGCTGTAAAAGGAGGTGGAGTAGGTGAAGAAATAGCTAAGGCTTGGATAGAACAGTTTGGAACCTTCTGGTACTGCATTAACCAAGATGCTGAGGTGCTGGCTGAGGTGCTAGTGAATGAGAAAAGAGTTGGTATGGCTAGAAGTAAGAAATTCCTAAAGGTTATAGGGAGGAATGTATAATGGGTAAAATCTACTTTGGTGAGAAAGAATTAACCAACCTGTGCAGGACTTTAATACATATTTACCGCTTTAGAAACCAGAACGAGGAGCCTGAGGCTATAGTATTTCCTGATGTTAAAGAGGTTGGTGGAGTAAGAGTGGAATTTCCTAGAACAAAAAAGGAGAAGGAAGTTGGACCTGCTGAGTAGGGCACCATGGATTCCAGGTAAATACTACAGCACAAAAGTAATAATGGTAATAAAGGCTCCTAAAGGCAAATGCCACATAGTAGAGGCTGATTCAGAAAAACGGCTGGATACGCAGTGCAAAGCTGTCCAAGCCTTTATGGAGGAGCATAAGAATGGTTGAATTTGCATCAGAGTTCAAACGGGATGGGAACAACTGGATACTCTTTCCTAGAGACAGGAAGGATAGGAAATCCTTATTCTTTCCTGAAAAGGTAATGAAACATCCAGCTAAAATGAATTTCCATCTACAACAGGCTATTATTGAATACGTAGCCAATAAGGATGATGTACTTCTCGACCCTTTCGGTGGCACAGGTACACTAATGATAGCAGCCTTGCAAGGTCATACAGTTGTACTGATAGAAATTGAGGAAGGCTATCACCAACTACAGTTACAGGCTAAGGAGGAGCTAAGTAAACAGGTTCCCAATGCTGGTAACCTAGTTATACTACTGCATGGAGATAACAGATTACTACTACCTCGTCCATGCAATCACATTATAACTTCACCACCTTATGCTCAGGCTATGAATGTAAAGAAGGTAACACACTTTGCAGGTCAGGGACAAAACGATGAAATGAGTTTATGGATGGCGGAACAGGACAAGAGAATGATTGAATACAGTAAATCTCCACGGAACCTATCCAAGTTAAACCAATTCCTTTATAATATGGAGATGAGGAAGATTTATACCTTATGCTACCAAAGCCTGCCTATAGGAGGTACATTAACTACAGTAATTAAGGATAGGATAGTCAATGGTGAGAGAGTCTATCTTTCCAAGTGGGCTAATAAGGTATGTGAAGCAGCGGGATTTCAACTAGAGCTGTGGGAAAAGTGGAAAGCTCCTGGTCATGCCTTTACTAATATAGCCAGGAGTCAAGGTAAGGAAGTAGTAGATGATGAGGACATACTAATTTATAGGAGGACAATCTAGTGGAATACATACAAGGTTCCATGATGGACATAGAGAATTTTGAGAAACTCCAAAAAGCCAAACAATACCTTGATGCAATCAAATCATACAAGTTGGAACTCAGACACCAAAAGAATATAAGGAAGGACTGGCCTAAAGACAGTGTGATGGAACACATTAGACAGGAGATGGACGAACTTGAAGAAGGCTGGAAAAACCTTGATACCGATAATATTATAGAGGAACTAGCCGACCTTATCAACTGTGCTGAAATACTAGCCATGATGGTACTATATTAAATGTATTTCACCTACGACCCTGATGCCAACTTCTATTATATGGGTGAGGAAGAACCACACTCCAGAACCTATAAAGAGTTGTTGGTTGAGTCATCACCCAAACTCATCGGCATTGATGTGGAAACTATCAGCCTTAAAGAGCGTATAGCCATTGGTGTAGGAGTATCTATTAAGCCTAACACCAGCTTCTATTTTGTTTTGTTCCCTAAACCATCGCCAGCCACTCCTTGGCGCCTACTTAAAGACCCTGCTATAACTAAAGTTTTCCATAACTGCCTCTTTGATTTGTCAGCATTGAGAGAATATGAGGTAGATACTACCAATGTTAAGGACACTAATATAATGGCTAGGCTTCTCTGCCACAAGTTTAATAAACTGATTGAACTATCCTGGATACACAGGATGGAAGTACACGAGATTAGTGAGTATCTACCTAAGGGTGGGACAACGCTGGATGTTGACCAGTCTGTTATGGCTAGGAAATGTATGCAGGACAGTGGAGCCTGCCTCAAACTATATTATGAGTTTTGGGAAGATACTGACCATAACTATCTGGACATGGAAATGCAAACTATTCCAATAATGATTGAGATGTCTGATAAAGGTCTACTAATAGACCAGGAGAGAAGGCAACAGGTTGAGGATGCACTACAGGAACAGGTAGATTATTACCAATCCCTTTGTGAAGAGGTTGGGTTTAATCCTGGCTCCCCACAGCAGGTAGCATATACCTTAGCTAGTAGGGGAGCATATTCCAATTTTTCTAAATTACCATTTACCAAAGGTCGAGGCAGACGAAGCCTATCAACCGCTGTGGATGTATTGGAAAAGATGGATGACCCATTAGCCTCCATAGTTCTCCAACATAGGAGACATGATAAACTCTTATCAACTTATATTAAACCTTGGGCTAAGGAGGACAGAGCCTACACACATTTCCATCTTGATGCAATTACTGGACGTCCTAGCTCTATCGATAGGAATATGCAGAACATTCCTGGCAAATTCCACAAAGACGGTACTAAGTACCCACACAATTGCAGAGGTATACTACTACCTGATAGTGGTATATGGACAAGCTCAGACTGGGAACAGTTAGAACCCAGAGTTCTGGCCTACCTATCTGGTGATAGGGAAATGCAGCATATCTTCTCACTTCCAAAGTATAACCCAGACGGCACAAAGAATGAGGATGCGGATATACATTTACAGGTAGCAATCTTTATGGACATCACTAGGAGACTAGGCAAACTCGTAAACTTGGCTATGACCTATGGAGCCACAGATGAAACCTTGATGGAACATTCTGGTATTAGGAGTATTGGCAGGGTTAGGCAAATGAGGGAAATGTGGGGTAGGAAATTCCCACAAGCTATGGACTGGATTGACTCAAGACAAGAGGATGCTTTGAGAACTGGCAAGGCTAGGACTGTGTTTGGTAGAAATATAAGACTGCCTACTCCTGATGAAGAAAGCATTGATGGTATTAAGCGTAAAGCTATTGATTATCCTTGCCAAGGTTCGGCAGCAGAAATACTGAAGCGAGGTTTAATCATTTGCAAGGATTTGGATACGAGACTACAGATACACGACCAGTTTTTAATTGATGGGTTTGTACCTGACTATAGGTTTAAGCCACTGGAGGATATAGCTCCTTTCCATACACCAGTAGAGGTAAAATATCTAGAAAGGTGGGAATAACATGTTTATTGGTGCAGAAATAGAGGTTCCCTTATCTGTATTACCACTCAGACTTTGGGAACCTCTATCCAGACCTAGGCTGGCTGTCTAACAGCAGTAGTAGATGTTCGCTTCCTGTATTCGCTCTTATCCTTTAGGATTGACCAAAACTCGTTCCTTCTCTCTAAACCCTCAGTCCTAAACCTATCAGATAATTCACGGTCAGAGTTAGCCAAACTTATATATCGGTCAGCTTCTTCCATGTAGTCATCCAATTCAGCCAACCTAGCACCCACCTCTGATAGATACCTGTCTATCTCAGCCATTCTGCCATTGGCTTCCTCAGCGTAACCTCTACTCATTACCAACCTTTGGGTAGCTTCCTCAATAAAACTCCTAGCAACTGCTATCCTGCCATTTGCTTCGGCAACAAACCCATTGGCTATGGTGGAGTATCCGTTAGCCTGCTCAATGTAGCTCCTGAGATTGTTTAACCTTGAATCTGCTTCCCCTAGAAAACCTAAAGCTGCATTTATCCTAGTTGTAGCCCCAGAAAGGAAATCCCTCCTCTTGCTCTCCCATAACTTAGCCATCTCCAATGTTACTTCAGCATATTTCCTATATTCCTCCGCCTGCTGCTGTTGGACCCTAGCTTTATTCACCCTCTCTGCTGCTTCCCATCTATAGCCTGCTGCTACACCATCTGCCTGAACACTAGCATATTCCCTATAGAGCCCTGGAACATTTTCACCTACATTAACCTTATTTATCAGACTATCACCAGTCCCTAGGTAGCTTTTACCAGCGGCTACCTCGGTAGCTATTTTATCCAGAGCAGTTTCCACTTTGGTAAGAATAGAGCTAATATCAATAGAGTCATCACCTGATTCCAGGAAGTCCTCAGCATTGGGTATGCCAGCCTCAGTAAGGATATGCTTTACCTCATCTGCCCAAACAGCCTCCGCTCCCTGAAGGTCAGTAGTATCTACCTCATCTAAGTAGGTATTAGCAGCATCCACCGCAGTTAGAGCAGCGGTTCTAAGGCCTGCTGCAAAGGTGGTTATCAGAGCCAGTTGAGCCTTGGTAGACTCTGAGGCTCCAGCCAGATAGGTATCAACCTTAGCCAAGGCTGTAGGAGCAGCAGCAATAGCAGAAATAAAGGCATCCAGAGCAGTATCAGCATCCGCAATGTAGGTAGTCACTTTATCAAAAGCAGCATCGACTAGGGTATGGATGGCTGTTAGCTTTCCTAAAGCTGTCCCCACCGCAGTATGTATTCCTGATAGATTACCCAAAGCTGTTCTGGAGGATGCCAGGTCGGTAACCGATTGATGTTCGTATTGGAGAGCCTTTACCAGAAGAGCGTAGGCACCAGCACCAATACAAATTACCTCGTCAAGAAGGGCTGGGTAACTAGGAACAGTAGAGGCCAAAGGAGCAGTATGTGGTTTGTCATAATAAATGACCACATGCTCTCCATCGTTTAATTGTTTTTGGGATTCACCTGGTTTTTGACTACCTATATACATAAAGTCATTCCAGATATTATAGGAAACAAATTGCTGTGGTACTTGGTCTGCTGGGTATTCAACCCGAACTACCCTTACCAAGTTGGATATGATAGCTGATAAGTCAATACCTAACCTAGACTTGGTATAGCTAACTAAAAGGCTATCATTCTCACTGATGGAGCCAGTCGAAATGATGGTATATTTACCATTCATATAATCAATAGTATAGTCAGTACCTCTAGTGTAGGTGGTCGTCCCAGCAGCATTGGTAATGGTTTCACTTTTAGGCCTGATAGGTTTATATGCTAATGCCTTATATGTTCCAGCAGCAGGAGCGGTTGAGGCTTCACCAGTAATAGTATAACTTATAGTATGCTCATAAACAGCCTCTAAGGGATAAGACCTACTTAAATCATCCACAGCCCGCTGGACACTTCTGTCCAACTCATAATTAGACCACAAGGTACTACCATCCTTCAGGTCTAACCTTAGCTCTGCTTGGTAATTTCCAATATATCTTGTGCTAAACGCCATAATTACCTCCTAGTGATGTATTATAGTACATCCACAAACTTATATAGTGCGGACAGAATCCACGGCTCTATCTCGAATTTCCTGTCCATGTCATGTCCACACTTATCACAAACAGCAGAAGTTGAATCAGGAATCTTTATCCTACCAACTACAATGGTAATCCTCAGATTCAATAATTCATCAAACTCAGCCATGAACTTACTATAGTTCTCACTGTCCTCTTTAACCTCCTTACCACCCCTCTCAGATTCAGTACCATATTTCTCTATCAACCCACGCCTGACAATATCAATGTCCTTCAGGACTTCATTAAATTTCCTACTCACTTGGGCTACCTGATAACTGTTCCTTACAGGCAGTTTACGCCTAAGCAGTTCTTGTATAGCATTCCTACCCTCAAAGATATCCCTGTTAATAACTTCCATGACTCTCCTTTAATTATCATACCAAAATGGAATTTTTGCAGGAGTAGCACCCATGAGGATGTTTATAAAGCCGTCCTCAGGTGTTGTTCCTATCGTATCGTTAGTAAGTGTTCCAAGTTCCAAAGGGCCAACGGTATTGGCATCCTGCTCTAGCAGGTATGTAGCAGCCTTAGCATTGTTATTAGCTTGCAAGAACATAACCGTATCTGGCGTATTATCAGAATGGTTCCGTATCCTCTGATAGGCATTTCTTCCAGTTGGTGCATTGGTACTGCCATACCCCAGGTCTAACATGTGAAGCTGGGCACAAGCTGTCCCTAGGTTGTCTATATAAATGCTTATGGCACTAGCAAGACCAATAGTAGGATTGCCTGATGTCACCATATACAGACTACCAATATAAGCATATGGAGTATCACCAGTAATTGTCAGGTCAATACCAAGAGAGTTATGTTCAGCACTACCTGTCTTTGTTCCTGCTGCCATAGCTGCAATGTACAGACCTCTGGAGTAGCCACTAGAGCAGGTCTGGTTATCTGTTACCGTTATATCCACAGCATCATCCGCTACAGCACCAGCAAGGGTGCTGACAAGACCTGTGAGGTCTTCCAGCTTCAGATTCATTTTGGTATGGGTAATCAATTCACGATTGGCTACATCAGTTCCAGTTCCCATAATCCACCTCCTTTAATAATAATAGGAATCACCATAACAACTATCACCGTAAAAGCCATACGATATTCCGTATACACACATTCCGTAAAGGCTAGACCCGTACACACCAATAGGCAGTCCTACATCAAATAATATTTGTGCTATCAGGCCATCAGGTATCCAGGGCCAACGCCTTTCTAGGTCATCAAAACCCTTGTAACGCTTACCTGTTTTTTCCTTACCCATATTACCTCTACCCACTAGGGATGTGGTAAACCTTCAGAAACACAGTGGTAACCTTCCTCAAGAGACCAGGCCAATACTTTACCAGGTGGGCAACTAGGCAGCGTTGGCAGTGTTGGGGTTGGCCTACCAGTTGGAACTATCAAACCAATATCAGATGTCAGCCCTCCCAATACACACTCTAATGAATAGCTACCTGGAACCCAACGGTGGACTAGGCTAGATACTCTGGTAGTTTCTATGGATGGATAAATGTCACCAAGAGTAGTAAATGTTCTATCTGCCCCATAGCCAGTCCCATATGAATTACTGGCCCAAGCTCTAAAATGATATATAGTACCTGGAAGTAAACCAGTTATGGGAGAGGCAAATGATTGACCAGTAGTTTTACTTTGGGTAGAAGTAGTTGCCCCATAGCCAATAGTTAATCCATATTGGAAAGCACAATCACAAGCCTCACCACCATCATCATCTAGGGTTCCATTGAGGGTAGCTGCTGCTCCAGCAATATCGGTAGCTGGGTCGGTGGAGACAGAGGGTAAAACAGCAAGCTCAGGGCCTGCTGTGAATATCCGACCTCTATTAACAAAAGCGGTGACTGTCATAGCATAGATATTACCAGAAGTATTGATTATTCTGGCATTGGACGAAAAATCAGCTACACCTGATGCTACCAAAGTATCAATAACAGCTCCTATAGTACCATCGTCACTTATCTCTAGGGTTCTAAAATAACCACGGTCTGCATCTATGTAAGTAGCTATAAAGATATTACTTGTTCCAGCAAGTCGCATAAAGCCCCAAGGACCTTTAGGAAATACGGTATTATCAGTATCAATCACGGCTCCGATAGTTCCAGCATCAGAAATATGGATGGTCTTGAGAATACCTATATTAGTACCGCTCTCCTGGAAGGCTATTGCATAGACATCATCACTAATAGGCACGGCCTTTATCGGACCACTTGCAGTAGAGGCGTCCAAGACATAGGAGTCGATAACACCAACTATCGTGCCATTAGTTTGAATTTCTACCGTAAAGATGTTAGTAGCAATTACTAAACCTTGGTATGCGACAAGGTAAGTGTCCCCTGCGATATGGATAAAATCCATAGCCTTATTTTGACCGATAGCTTGCTCAAGGGTATCTAAAATTGCCAAGGTAACACCATCAGAGCTAATAGAAACCGTAGTGACCGTTAAGAAAACAGGGTTTGTTGGGCCACCTTGATAAGCTATAGCATAAACATTGCCAGCAATATGGAGTGGGTCACATCTAAGAAAGGCAGCATTTACTTCAAACTCCAAAGTAGCTATAACGCCTGTAATTGTGCCGTCATCCTGTATTCCAATGGTTTTAATAAACCCATCGGAGTCAGGGCCATAGTAGAAGATAGCAAAGACATTGGCTGAAATCTTGATTATCTTGGGAACCGCCCCTTGTACTGGGTCGTACTCAAGGGTATCAATAGTTGCCCCTATATTACCAGCACTATCTATAGAGAGTGTTCTGAGAAAGCCGTCATTTGACTGGCTATACGTTAGGGCATAAACATCCCCACTGACATGAGCAATGGTTATGTTCACAGCATCGTCATCATATTGTAACGAATCTATTATTGCGCCTATATCACCTACTGCCATTATTCCCCTCTATTATCATAAACCTTAACCCTATCATATAACTCCACCCTACAATCATGTGGGATTATTAACCTGCCACTTAGGATTTCAGCCTGTAGCTTAGTCAGTATGGCATTTGCTCGGTTGGTAGCATCCGTTTGATTTCGTACTGTAGGTGCGGTAAATACACCAATGACCTCTGTATACTTAGCTATCTGCCCGCTATCTGATGCCTCACCAGTAATAATATCCGCACCTACCCATCCTTGTTCTCCTTGGTTGCAAAATACTATGACATGGTTAGGAACAATAACATTCATTACCTCATCGTATTCCGTGAAATAAAAGGCTCTATCAGAGTAGTAGGTCTCATCCACATCATCATCTTCCTGTGGATAAAGCACCTCAAAGGCTAGTTCAGCTTTAATCCTCAGATAGCATTTGGTCATTTCCACCAGAACCTGGAGCAAGGTATTACAGTCGTCAAACTTGGTTTGGTTTGGAGAAAACTCTGGAGTAAATGTATCAATTATACCATCATCCTGGTCACCCAAAGCAAGTAAGGTAAAACAGAACCCAGTAGCAATAGCCAACTCAGATATGATAGTACCTAACAGGTCATAAACAGTTTGGGTGGTATATGGAAATTGGTCATTATACAGTGGAGGACTGCCAACCCTTAACACCTGCTCACCTGCAACAGTCCATCCACCCTCAAGAGTCAAAGCTGATACCAGTTTTCCTTGCATTGAGATATTGGATTGGGATTTAACCCACAAGCGAGGAGTGGCTACACCTTCACCATCATTCCCATAAACTATATCTACATAGTAGCCAGTAAGGTCTATCACCGTTTTATCCTCATTGCCTAATAGGATAATGGCATAGTCATTGTAAGGTTCCTCATGGTGTTCTATCAGTTTCTTCCTGCTGGTATAGTCCACACTACCGCCATCAGGGTTGTAAAACACCAACTCAACAAAAGGAGTCCCTGATAATGATTTCTGGGCAGCTTCTAAGCCTGAACTAATAGTCCTCATTGATTACCGCCTAACTATAACCACCAAGTACAACGGTATCGCTGTCCTCAAAGGCGCCTATCCTAATACCAACATTCAAAGAAATCGGTGGGTCGAATGGATAAACTACAGTCCTGGCTGATGGAGTATGGAATTTATGTACTTCACTACCAGTACCAGAAATAGCATCATTGAGGGTAATGTGCCTAGTACTACTATCTGGATTGGATACAACCAACCAATGAAGCAGACCAGGGCCTGCAAGGATGTTGCCTGCTGAAGTTAGCCTAGTCCATTTTACTCCAAGCATTGTTTACCTCCTTTAATATTCTTACCTAATTCTGGGTATTTCTCTACCCCACTTCTCTTCTGCCATACCATAAGCCTGACCAGCAGCAGCTTTGGGGTCTTTGCCTTCCCTGTCAATCAGTTGTTTTATTGTAGCATCAATTAGCTGCCTTACCTTGTCTAGTGGAGTATCTCTGGTTATGGACTCAGTTGCTAAGGGCATTATTCCTCCATCTCCTTTCCAATGTCGGATAATATTTGAGTCAACCTGATAATGCAGGCCTTCTGTATGGTTGGCCAAACTCCTTTGATGTGGGTATTTTCCTCAATCCTAATATCAGTTATCTTCGGGTCAGCATTTTTCTTGGTTTCAAAACTGAAGTAGTTGTCGTTTTCCCACTTAAAGGTTATTTCCATTTCGTTCCCAGCCATTTCATACCTCCCTATACTGCTCCAACCTATGCCCACACATTGACATTGTAGTTAGAGGGTAGCAGTTTCCCACTACCCTCTTTTGGTTCTAGTCCTTGTCTGACTTCTTTGGGCTGAGTTTCTTCCTGAGTGACTCAGCACCCTCACCCTCATAGGGTATGCCTTTAATTATACACTCTATAACCAATCTCGTTAAAGGCATGTTCTTTAGTTTGTCTTCCATTTTTTCCTCCTTTACTGCCTAATGGTCAGGTAGACAACGTGCTGCATAAAGCTAGAAGCAGTTCCATCTGAAGGGTCGGGATTGTTTCCAACAGTTACATCACCTGTGCCAGGGAAGAGATGACCGATGTGCTGATAGCAAGCGTGAGTCTCAATCAAAGCATCGGTGATAACCTGTGAGGCACCGTCGCCCATCATAACTACTGTTCTTTCTCCACCAGTATCGCCCTCATAAGTACCTGATGCCCAAGTGAAGCACTGTCCCCAACACTGGAGCCAAACAAAGTCGTTCACAGCAGCTACATTCCCACTCTCGTCAATAGGACTATTCAGGATGCCTGGGCAGTAGTCAAAAGCTGAGCCAGCAGATACACTAACACCTGGAGCTACTACATCGTGGTAGGGACTAGCAATTACGTGAATAGTAGCACTTGAGGTATACGTGCCTGGCAGAACACCGTCCAGTGTTATGACAGTTGCGGTATTAGAAATTATCCTCATAGACACTATAGGTAAGTTCGCCTCAAACATCGTCAACAAGCCACCTGCGTATGCGTTGACTGTCAAGGTGTCCGTAACCGTTATAGTGGATTCACCAACGGTAGCAGTAGATATGGTAAGCCCACTAGAATCCTGTGCTACCGAGAACAGACCCAAACCACCAGTGTAACCACCATAGGCATCTACACGAGTGGTGGTATACAGTTTGGTGTATACCCAACTCCTATCACCTTTACGGAACATTGTACCACGAGGATAACGCTGAGCTGCTCTTGCAATATGGACACTAGGTGATGCTAGGTTACCCCAGCCCTCTTCACCACCGATGTACTCAGGCAAATAGATAGTTCCACCATCATAGCTTCGCAGGTCGTACTCTTTCAAGTTAGTTACCATTTTTACCTCCCTACATTAGTTTTCTTATACAGTTACCCTGGAATTGTCCACATCGTGGATTCTAGAACAACACTTGGTCGAGCCTAGAAGCACCGTGCCATAGGAATCCAATCTCATCCCTCCAGCATTGAAATCTTCCAAGCGGTCCCAAGTCCAAAGCTCATAAAGGTCTCCCTCGCCTTCAGTTCCACCATAGGCAAACGTGATACCAGGTTCTCTAGCCAGCACATTACCGAACCTAACACCAAAGATGGAGTAGGTTCGGTCCGAGCTATACTTGGCTCTAGCATTTGAGGTAGCACCAGTACCAGTGTTGGATTCCTCATCAACTAGGTAGTCCATCCTGACAATCGGAATACCCATGAAAAACATTATTGGCTTACCAATGTCATTCATACTCCTAGTTAATAGACTAATATCCCCATGTGAGAAGCCATTGGAGAGAGCGGTGTAAAATCCCTGTTCTCCATAGACCGCATCAATGCGAATACCTATTTGTTTTGGAACCCAAATCTCATCACAACCGAATACCATAGCGTCAATCAGCCGCCTCAATAAAGCTAGAGACAATCCAGCATCTTCCTGGTCAAGGTTGAGGTCAGAGTTGGCTACCACTGATGCAGAATTCGGTGTACCTCTCTCGGCTACTAACGCATGGATGCCATCAAACTGTGTTGGAGTGCCTCCATAAGTAGTATCAGCATAGATAATACGGTCACCAATTCTACGCTTCAAACCTTTCTCTGACTCCAAGAGTGCCTGTGCCCTATAGTCGTTATAGGTGCCATAGATGTTCTGGACATAGCGGTCTAGCTTCCTCTGGATATACATATACCTAAGAGTGGATTCCACTTCGGTATACTCTACATCCTCTCCCCAAGACAGCTGGTCACCAATAGCAGCCTCAACTACGGCAGATTCAGTGGTTGTATTTTCCCTTAACCACTCTATTTTTAGACCCGTACCTGCGGCCTGTGCTACTGGCATCCTTTCCACAGGGTTATTACGCTTAATGTCCTCTTCAAAAACACCTGGTATCTTATGGCTTTGGGTTAATTTCTGAGCTTCAGCTAAAGTTTTCCAATGTCCACCTGAACTTGCCATTTAACTCCTCCTTAAACTGTTACTTTGCCCTTCTTGGCATCATGTTCCTCAAGGATTCTACGTGCCCTATCCGTTGGAGTCTCAGGAACACCATCGCCGCCAGAGCCTTGACCACCATCATATCTGGCAGGTACTCCACCTTTGTTTCCATTACCAAATAGTTTGGCAGCCTCCTCAAGATTTCTGAGTTGGTCTAAGGTTTTGTCCTTAATTGTCTCCTCAGAGGCACCCCTAGCAATTAGGTTTAGCCTCATCTTGTTAGTAAGCTCAACTTCATGCTTACCAACAATCTCCTTAGCGGAGCCGAGTTCTGTCTCCAACTCACCCACCCTAGTCTTATGGGTGTCGTAATCGGAATACTGTGTTACCAACTGCTCTTTTGCAGCCTGAGCAACAAGTAAGGATTGATGGGTCTCCTCCCGAAGCCGATTAGCCTCTGCAAGGTCGGACTGTGACTTAGCCTTCTCGTTCTCCCATTCTTTTGCCTTACCTTCTGCCACACCTTTTACCGCCAATAAGTCAGATTCCTTGACAAACCTAACTGATTGTCCGTCTACAGGAACGTCCAAAGAACCATCGTTATTGAAAGTGTAGGTCAGTTCAGCCATTTCAAGACCTCCTTTAAGTCTACCTATATTATATCACACTTTATATATACTGTCAAGTTTATGTCAAGTAGCTTTGGTATACAATTTATTGTAATAATAGTATTATATATTTAACTATATACTATTCCTGTTTCATTAGGATACTAGACCTGTCGGCTTCCCACTTATCTACCATAGCCTCCGTCTCTGGAGTTCTAGGCTTACTAATATAACCAAATACGTACAGGTAGAAATCTAAGGTTGGAGATACCTGTCTAAGAGCTAACCTGGCATTGCTACGTTTTGACTCATATTCGGCTATCAGTTTTCTACCTGTATCACTAAGTATTTCCCTGATTTCCCCGCTGCGTACCCGTGTGGTTGTATCAGCATAAAATTCCTTGATTATAGCCTTCTGTTCATCATTATAAGATTCAAACATGATCCTGTCCGAAGCCTTATAACCTCTGATATAGGTATTGTAAATATGACGGAAGGTCATTTCCATAGGAGTTTGGTATTTGCGGATAGAAGCATCAAAGTCTGTCCGTTGCTCCTCAGTTAATGCCATCCTAACAGCCTCACGCTTTAGCCAGAAAGTTAGATAATCCCAATCTACTTCACCACTTATAGGGTCTGCTTTCTTCTCCAACTTGATGTCAAAGTATAGGTTTATAGCCTCATCCAAAGGATATGTTGGAGTCACATTAAATCCTAAACGCTTGGCTAATCTCATCTGGCCTTCAGGGGTTAATGCTTCCACAGCATCAGCAAATTCCTTATCCTCCTTCAGCTTCTTTGTTTTGGAGGAATAATCACCCCAATTTTTAGCATACTCTACACGCCACTCCCTACCATCAAAGTGTAATTCCTTTGTAGGATATATAAAACCTTGGTCAATATCAACCTGTGCTGTTAGTCTATCCCCCTGATAATCCTTAACCTTTTTCCAATACTTATCCACTTCAGCTTTCAAATCCTGCACTTCTGGTGGGTTCAGTATCACACCTCTACCAAAGTAAATCTTCCATTGCCACAGTTCATCCAAGGCCATTCTCAGGTCTAGAGGCAGGCCACCAACAACATCGGTAGGACGTTGATGATGCCTCCACAATTCTTTTTGGAAGGCTTCTGACATGCCAAGATGTTCCTCAAATAGTCTAGTTACCTGTTTATAAGCCTCCTTGTAATCCTCTGTTTTAAGGCGGAATTGAGGAAATTGGCTACGAAGTGTGCCAATCAAAGCTGCATCCTTATAAGATTCATCCCAAAGTTGCTGTTCCTCATCAGTAAAGTTCTCACCTCTGAGTTTCTTGAACCACAGGTCTGTACCTGTCTGTCCTTCAATTAAAGTGCCTCCTGCCTCTACCTGCTTATTGTCAAGAATAGTGCTAGTATAATACTCATGGAAGTTTTCATGGAATATCTTATCCTTTAGCCACTTAGCTGCTGAGGCCACTCCTGGAATATCAGAAGCAACTAGGAGGTTAATGCCTGTCCTACCTATTGGTGGCATAATATCGCCAAGCTCAAATGGGCGGTCTGAAAAGTAAGATGTTAAAGCAATAGGAGCTATAACATGTACGCCAGGGAAGAATCCCCAACGCTGGGTATAATCCAGTATCTCACCTGCAAAGCCAAGATTTTCGTAATAGGAGGCAAAGTCAAACCTAGTCAAGGTGAAGGTAGTTCCCATAACACTACCAATAAATGGGTTTGCCTCTATATTAGGAATTGGTGTAGGCATAAATCCATGCTCACCATAGTTCTGGTATTTACCCCATGCTGCTGGCACACCTGGATGACGTAGTGCTGTTCGGGATAGGAAGAACCAACGGTAGGTATGATAAGTCCAATAAGGATATATCATTTTCATGGTAGCACCAATAATGTTTTCATTGGTGTAGTCGGCAAAGGCTTTATAGTAATCCTTGTTGGCTTCGTCTAGGGATTCTTGACGGAGTTTATTCCAATCGTCTTGGGATACTAGACCTCTCTTCCCGATAACCTTTTCCCTACCTGCAGCAGCATTATCTATCCAGCTATGTAGTGCCTTTTCCTCATCAGGAGTTAGTGAATGCCTCATCTTGAGGCTAACCAACTCCTGTTTCACACCCTCAGCCTGTTGGAGAATCTTCTGTGCCATTATGTCTACATCAGGACGCATCCTGGCTTGAACCAATATGTTGTCATATACTTGGGCTATTTTTTCCTCAGTGAAGCCTTTGAACAGGTGAGGTCTACTCTCTGCCGATTGCTTAACCAGTTGGATAAAGTAAGGTTTACCGTGCATGGCTATGTTATCCAACATACCACTAGCCAGGCCATCTATATTAACACCAAACACATCAGCCACATCCTGAGAGGATAGTGCTCTGCTAGAAGCATCAATAGAGTTTAGCTTAGGTTCTGGTAAGTTGTGATACAGCTGGGCTAGGTCTCTGCGGGTAATGAACTCACCTGCACTGGGTATGGCTGATTCTAACCTGTAATTCTCCCAAAGTTCTGCTCTGTAGGCTCTAAGAGCTGTATACTCATCGGAAGTCCTCATAGCTTTGGGTAAAGCAAAGAAATCATCAAGGAGTTGTCCATCCTGTCTCAACGTAGTTTCCCTAATTATATTACTAGCCTCAGAGCGTTCAAGGACAGATTCCATAGCCACACGTTGCTTGGAGGTTAACTTATCACTATTGGCTAGGATTTTATTCTTAACTGTTGCCAGACTAGAGGTTATATCCTCCATAGTGTCTAATAGACTCTGCCTAGCTTTACGCCATAATGGGTCTATTTGTCCAAATTTACCAGCCTTATATAATATATCTGCCTCATCCATAACTTGGGACATTAGACGATGAGGAATAAAGGCTGCTGTTTCGGACATGGTTTCATAATGGGTAAATATCTCCATCAGGTTATCACTGGTTTTGATTGGTGTTTGTTCTATTTTATTAGCTACATAACGGAAGGACTCAGATACCTCAAATGGGTAGCGTCTAAGGTCATCTATGGCAGCATCGGATACTTGTTTTACAAAATCTACAATACTGTCAGTATCCTTGAGTGCCTTACCTTCATATATCAGTTGTTCTCCTATTGCCTTGGCTCTAGGTGATAGATAGTCAGCCTTCCTGAGAATTTTCAACGTTTCACCCTGCATCAGGGAACCATCAGTCAATACACCCTTCAAAGCTAGTACATCCTCCACACTAACTGATAGGCGGCGGAACATTTCCTGCTCCAACTCATGTTGGGTTAATCCTAAAGTCTGCTTACTTATCCTAGGACTACTCTTAATCAATTTCTGCAAGGCTAGGTTGATGTCCTGTCCAGCTACATTATAGGCTCTCTCAGCAAGGTGTCTGGCATATTTTTGAACTACATAGTTACGCCTGAAAGAGTTACCTACAACATCACTTATTTGAATCCACTTCCTACCTATCCACTCCAGCCAATCTTTACCAGCAGCCCACTTGGAAACATTCCAACCTAATATACGTTCTGGGATTATTCCAGGTAATAAACTAATTGCACCTGCTCGCCTACCTGATATTGTACCGAATATACCAGCCACATCGGAGGCTGTCTGAGCAGCCAACTTAGGGTCACCCAGCAAACCCTTAACCATCATATTATAGGCTTCCCATTTAACGAATCTAGGAGTGACACCTTCAATCAGACTAACAGCTATACCTTCAAAAGCGTTCCATATTGGATAGGCAATACTACCTAAATTAGCTTCAGCAAAGGTTCTAACCACATATCTGTCTAGTACCGTTCTCCAACGCATATTTTCTATTTTGTCCACACTACGCTGAAGTCCTAAGGCTATACCTTCCAAAAGACTACCACTCTCCTGTTTACCAGCCAGACGGCTAGCACTAACAGCTTTTTGCCTAACCGCCATATAGTTGAGCATTCTAGCTACAGGCCCTATTTGGGCGGTTCTACCAATCTGTATCACCGTATCTATATTGGTAGATAGTTTCTTTGAATAGGCTGGTATCTCTTTAACCAACTTGGTAATATTTTCTGGTGTTTCCTCAACCATTAAAGCCCTAGCCATTCTTTTTGCATTAGCAGCATGACTTCCAACCTTTGTAATAAAGTCGGTAATTACCTGGTTCACCTCAGAGACTACTGAAGCAGGAACATCCTCAGCCAACTTACCTCCATGGGTGCGGCTCCAAAGGTAAATTTGCTTCTCAGTCATAGCAACATGTTCTGATAGGTATCTACCCAAATCAACTAAGGCATTGCCATCCATCTTAGGATTGGCTACAAACGCATCACGGGCAGACCTTAGTGTAATGGCCACATCCTCTTTAGTGAATTGATGTATAGCCTTACCAGTCTGTCTGGCTACGGCCGCATTAAATGTCGTGGTAAAATTATCCAACTCATGGCGGATAATCTGGCTAGTAGTTTTTGGAAATCTACTCAAAAGATGTTTAGCAGCATCAAATGGGATATCTAAGGCTGACATCATACCCCGATTAAGGCTAATCAATGACTCACCAAAAGTTTTCAGTCCTACCTTAGTAAAAATCTTACCTGTAACTGCTAATCCTATACCTGGAGTATAGGTTATTGGGTCAATCAATATCTCTATAGGCAATTTCCAATACAATGGTAAACCCCATTCTTCCCAACTTACACCTGCTGCATGCCAAGGGTCTACACCTTCTGCCCTAGCTTTATCAAAAAGCTTCTCTAAATCCTGAGTGCCAGCCATTCCTCTTTGCACCATGAGGGATACCGTACCTGCCCATGGATAGGCAAAATGTTCCAAGTAAGGCTTTATAAGGTCAGCAAATTGTTGCATAGGACTCTGTACCACAAAGAAAGCCTTTTCCCAGAAAGACATATCAGGAGGTTCCCAGTCTCGGATACCTGCCTTAACATCGGCTATCATTCGCTCCTTCTCCAAGGTAGCTTCCCTGATTACTGCCACAGCCTGGTCAATATCGAGAACGGTCTCAATGGATTCTGGAGGCAAATCCATTACAGAAGCCAAGCGGAGTAATTCCTCTGTACTCATACCTTCTGGTAATTTAGCAGTAGTAACGGGAGGTGCTAGGGCTTTGATTATCTCATCTATAGTTAGCCTATTCAATGATGCTAGGGGAAATTGTTTCTCCTTTAATCCTGCCTCTAGGAATTCTCTAACAGCAGCCTCTTCCTCAGGACTAACCTCTAGCCATTCAGGAAGTTCCTCTCCCCGTACAGCTATAGATTCAATGGCTGCTTTAGCCTCGGTTATATCCTGTGGAGTCAATAATGAACCAGACTCACCAGTAACATCTAGATAATCTTCATAGGATGTTACTCTACCTGTAGACACTAATAGTGGTGCTTGGGAATAAAAGTCTATAAAGAATTGTGCCCTGACGGAACTATCAACAGCTATATCTGCCTGCTGTCTCATACGTTCTTGAACCGCTAGAGGAGTTGCTTGCCAGGTTGTTCCTACCATTTTAGGAATTGGTGCCCAAATATTCTCTGCCTTAAAACCACCGCCAAGAAATACTATAAGCCTGTCCAACCAACCCTTTGGTTTATATAGAGGCACACTTGGGATAGCACTCATAGGTTCTATAGGAGTTTCAGCCCGCTTAGAATATTCCTCTAGCTGTTTTCTCCAATATTCCTGACGTTTTTTCCACTCAACAGGTGGTTGTGGAGGTACTACTGGCTCAATTGGAGGTGCAAAACCTTTTTCATCTGGCATTATACCCTCCCTAGACCTTCTTGAGGTGCTGTTGCTTCTTTGGTTGGAAATACTTCCCTCATTATTGCTTCCTCAGCAGGAGGAACGGCTCGCTGGGCCGCTCCAGCCTGTTCTATTGCTGACTGTTGAGGAGACAGCCTAGCTTCCACCATTGCTGCTACCTTCTCATAGAGTTCAGCAGCCTCGATGCTGGCTGGGTCATCTTTCTCCCTTAGCAGCCTGGCCTGTTCTTTATAGGCTAACACCTGGTCAGCAGCTATAGCTTCAGGACTATTCATAGCATCATCTTTCCTCACCTTAGCCTGTTCCCTCAATGGGTCTCTAACTTCAGGGAACATTTTATCCATAACAGTATCAGTAGATAACCTAAAGGAGGGGTCTAGCATCCTAGCTACCGTGGCTCTTTGGACAAGATAACCAGGAATTTCGATGTCAGCCTGAACATCAAACTCTACCTCTTCTGGCATATTACTAGGAACTATGAATTTATGAGGTTTATACTTGGTTGCCATTAAAAGTTTAACCCAATAATCGTCTACATCGGAACGCAACCCCCTTAAGGCATCCATGTAGGGAGTCAATACTTGTAGGGCAGCTGAAGCTATGTTAGCCATGGCTAGGTAACTCATCTGCATCTGGATATTACCAAAAATTGCCCAAGGAAACAAACCTCTCTGCAACATATTCTGGTAGTCAAACAGCATTGTCCTAAGTTCAACAGGAATTGGCGGTACGGCTAATGGAGTAACATCTTCTCCTGGTGCTCCCCTAAATATGGCTCCACGCTTAAATAAATCCTCTTCTTTAAGGATAGTAGTATCTCCAGAGGAACGTTCAAACCAGCGAGGGTTGGCCGTATCTCTCATCAACTGTTGGGAGAAGGTCAACATTCTATTATAATTTTTGGTTAATTCCTCATTGGTAGCTACTATGCTCTCACCAAAATGTTCCTGCCACCTGGAATCTATTGCTCCCCTGTCAGGAAGACCACCAATAGGAGAAATGAACAATGGTAGCATACCCAATTTACTAAGGACTGGATTCTTTTCTAACGGTACAACTTGATTACCACCTAAGACTATACCATTAACCACATCACCATCATCGTCAAAGCCATGGTAGTCATATAGGGTAGTATTGCCAGTAAATGGCTTCTCAATCTTCCACCCCATCAATTTAGCTTTCCTATTGGCTATTGATGATTTCATAGTATAGATATGGGCAACCTCAGTTAAGCCCACCTCAGCAGGACCAAATGCTGGGTAGACTTCTATAGGATTCCAGACTTCAGACCAGATTTTATCCTTTTCTACCATACTGAACACACTGTACCAACCAGTAGCAAGCATTAAGCCTATCAACTCACCTTTGAAACTTTGGCGTCCCATCCTACGGTAACGTCTTTCCTCACCAGCCCAACGCTTTGCTACATATCCCTCCAGATAGCTAGTAGCCTCCACCTCCTGAGGGCTCAAATCCTCCTGGTCTATTTTATCGGCCACTAAGCTGGAGGTCATTAAATGTTTGCCTAGATTATAACCAGTCCTAGGGTCGTTTGAGGTAACCGACTCCATACCCTCCTGTTTTAGCTCATCGGTCAATCTAAGGACACTATACCATTCCCTTATTTTGCGGTCTCTAGTATTCCAGTTACTTTTTAATTTACCACACTTGGCTATTAAATCCTTAGTATTCATTTGCCTCCTTATTTAGGTCTCCTGCTTTTCTTTGATTTAAGTCCTGCTATTAAAGCACCAAATATAACCAAGGCCAATCCCAGTGTGCCGTGGTCGGGGAAGGTAAAATGCAATGTTCCACCGTAATCAATATAATGAACCAGTATTAAACCTGCTCCACCAAGAACAGAGGCAATGCCTATCCAAAAGCGTTGAGTTAAAAGATACTTTAACAGTTTCATTTCTTAAAACGTGTCCCAATACCTTTTGACGAGGACTATTACGAGTATCCCCAATAGTATAGCTGCAAGTACAATGCCAATTATAAATCCTATTATCATTTCTTCCTTATCTTTCCCACACTAAAGGTGATACCATACTTACTCAGACCACCTAGAAAGAAAACCCACGGCCATTCGGGTACACTCTGTCCTGTCCCTGTCAGCCAGCAAATCAGCGTAAAAGAGGCAATGATTATGTAAGGTATGATAACCGCTTCAAATAATTTAGGTAAATCTTTCATTGCTATTACCATTTCCAACCTGAACGTCCTATGAGTCCACGTTTCATTGGTTTCGGGTCAAGGCACACCAGACCAATAGCATAACTGTCATGGATGTCATCAGCACCGACAATTTCCACCCCATTAGCAAGTCGCCTGAAGTTCCTTAATTGCCTAACCAATTCAATGTCATGGCAGGTTAAGTCGGCTAGAGAGCCTGACACCTTCTGTAGCATATATGGTTTATTACTAGGAGTAGTTCTCCAGCCAGGAGTAGTAGTTGGCATCTTATTAACAATGTCCGACCTGAAGTAAATTGGTCTCCTCCTATGCAATAGGACGGTAAGAGCCAAACCATGAGCATTATCTTCCCAAGTTATCATAGCCCTACCATAGAGGTTAGAAGCCTTAATAGCCTTGTCACAGGTGACCTCTGGGCCATATAGACCTGCATCCCTAGCACACCACTTAGGCTTGTAGTTACCTTCCTCATCCTCCTCAAAGCATAGCACACCAATAGCAGACAAGGTTATTCTCTCCTGCCCAGGGTCGATAGTGATAATATATTTCTTACCCTTCTCTGGTGGATACCAAATATTCAACCCATCAGTATTCACTATTGGTGCAGGATAACAACTCTTAGCCAGCCTATCCATATATGTATCCTCATAATAGGTATTGCCAATAGCTATAAAACAGGATACATCATCCTCAGGAAACTCCTGTTGAAATTTTAATATCATCTCACCAGAACGCCTAAGACTCTGTTTCTCCTTAATCTTCCACCTACGCCACCTTATCTGGTCAAAGGTCAAATTGAAATTAGTAACTAAGCTGTCCTCATCAATGGACAATTTGAACTCGGGTGCATTGGTTTCAGGGATAAGCCTTTCAATTCTGGAGTCACCCAATACGATAACATACTCCTCATGTAAAAACCAAGGGTAGAAATGTGGAGTAAAGGTTGACTTACCTTCTCTGGCCAACTGGTACATACCATAGAAGTCATTTTCCTGTCCATTAGGAGTAGAATATATATCTACAGTACCACCAACAGGAACACGGTCTAATGCAGGGGAAACTATATCGTCTAGTGCCTTAGCTGGGTAAAAGGCAAATTCATCAAATAATAAGTGATGGATGGTTTCGGCTCTACCTGCCACATAACTACGGGCTGAAGCTATATAAATAGAACTGGTACTATAAACTCTACCTTTGACATAAAAACGGAAGGTCTTTTCATAGGTAGAATTGTGATAGATTTCGGGAAAGCCAGGAATATTCAATCCCATTAAATGGTTATAGAAAAAGGTGACCTTACTTAATAACCTTTCTGTAATAAAATCATCGTAGGCTACAAGGACGGTATTGGTGCCTGGACTGGTCAAGGTATCTTTTAACCTCTTTGCTATCCTTTCAGTTGAAAAGCCAACTTGGGCAGGCTTAACCCAAATATCCATACCTGTTTCTGTGACGTCAGCATCGGTCTGAATATTATTATAGGCAAAGGGAACTATCCTACGTTGCTTATTTTCCACGACGAACAAAGTCTCAATGAACTTGCGGTCATTACCAATAAGGTCTCTAAGGGTTTGTTCTGCTGTAACCATTAGTGAGTCTCCGCTATAGATTGCCCAGTAGGAAAGGTTGAGTTAGGAACAAAATTCATGTAGACAAATTCAGGAAACATACCAACTATACGTTTCATTATGCTAAGTGTTATCTCTCCCTCATGTTTGACCATAACGGTTGGGTTGGTAGCCTCAACATGCTGGACTGTGTACTGTTTCTTTAGGTTTCCAAATATAGTATCCAAACCTGGTCTAATCAAATCTATACTCCAACCCATAATCACCCTCCTTGTGGCGAGGCTGGTTTTTGCTTACTCTTCTCCACCAGTTTGTTGGACTTGGGGTCAAAAACAGCATTATATTTAATTTCCAATAGCTTAATAAAGGCATTCCTGGCTGCTGCCACCCTTTGCAACTCCGCTTGGGCATTATTTATCTGTCCATTCAAAATGTTAGAAGCCCAGATTTCCTCCTTGGTTAGTTCAATCAACATTCACCTCCATTTCTTTATTAATAAATTATTGGTAAAACTATACAGGCTACAAAATCAGCAAGTAATAATAGGCAAAGAGCTATAAAAAAGCACTTCATCCAGCCAACAGTATTCCAGCTTCCTATTTTCAATCCTCGCCTCTAATTGAGCAATGCGTAGCTCATCCAAGACCTTGCATGTATTATGGTATTACTTCCATTGGCTACATTCTGTGCCCACTGTAGCGTTATGGCTCCAGCGTTTGCACCTGTGGTTAAAAGACAGTGTATTTGGCTTATAACATAGGCGGCCTGACCTTGAAGGACAATGGCACTCGAAAAATCAGAATAAACAATACTGGTCACATTCTCACCAACAAGCCAATCACCCCCTGCACCAACTGGCCCAGACCATTGAAGTTTTAAGTCGGGGGTTGTTCCACTAAACCAGAGTAACCAAAGGTCAACTTTATAGGCCTTATTTGCCAATACTGAAAATGTAAAGGCATCGTCATCTTGAAGGACGTCACTATTATTAACTGTTTCCGCAGTCCCTTTATAGACGAATTTTATAGGGCTAACATCAGCCCCATCTTCTACATTAAGGTCAGAGAGTACCTCTGATTTCTCTCTCCCCTCTAACCCATTTGCTGTAAATTTAGCATAGTCACCTGATACTGGGGTAACATGGTCTACTGTTAAAACAGCATTATCAGATATTGCTTGGGCATGTCCTGTAATAGCACTCCCACCCATAACGATATTGCCACCAACCTCTAAGCCAGCATCTATCCAGAGAGCACCAGCACTACTTAATGTGAGAGCTGTATTCCAAGCAGCACCTGTCCGCAATAATATATCCATTTTGCCAGCTAGAGTAGTAGCACCTACAGACTCAACCAGAAATCTCTGAGTTGCGAGTTCCCGTTGAGTTCCACCAGTATCCTTACCATAGACATACCACTGAAAGGGAATATCATTCGCTACTGGACTTGCTGTTACGTGATAAAAGGAACACCGTACTCCACCATCATCACTTGTAGCATAAATATCAATTCCCTCATTGCTACCTGTAGTATCTACTCTTAAAGAACCACTACCAGCATCAAAGGTCTGACCATTGAGGGTTAGAGCACCACTCAGCACTATCCCTGTGTGGGTACTATTTACCCATGCCCATACCGCAGTATCAACACCGCCGCTCAAGCCTAATCTTGGTCTCAGGATATCGGAGGTGTCCTTTGACTTAATGAGCCAAGCTGTGCCAGCATTTGCAGCGGTTAACGTAGCCGAGAAGGTGCCCATGGCGGACTCAGTACCAAGGTCTAAATCCAAGACATTAATTAAAGCTTGAGAGTTAGCATCCATTGTGCCGCCAAGTTTCAGGTTGGTGATTAACTGACTACCCATATCCCAAGCACCAGACAAAGCTCTTGTGCCATCAGCTCTTATATACTGGGCATGGTCATCATCGGCCAAACCAGATAGTGTCCCATGATCGCCTGCTGCGGCAGCCTCGCCTAAGATTTGTGCTCCTCTAAAGTCTGTTACTCCATCTGTTTCTATCTTGGCTTTCTTTGTCCCACTGAAGGTGTCCTTTGTTTGCATGACAAATCTATATAGAGTAATCACTTCGGGACTCAGAGTGCCTCCGCCAAAACTGATAATCTCGGCTGTAGCCTCTTCAACTGCTGTCTTTTTATCGGTGTATTCGTTCTGACCCTGTATAGCTTTAATAGGATATTGCCAATCGTTGGTTGCAATAAGGGTCATACTTACCCATTTTCCATCAGCCACTTCTACCTGCGACCAGTTTCCACCACCATCATCTCTATTGAAAGCCAATCTATTGCCCGCACTAATTAACTTATAAGGTAAAGTTGAAGCAGCGTCTTGCACCCATATCCCAGCTGCATTCCTATAAACAATGGGTATCTCAGCATCACCTCCGTTGAGTTGCTGTGCATATTGGGTGGCTGGTGCTCCATCAATTATAGTATGTTCCAAGTCCTCATCGAAATATACACCATTGGTAAGTTCAAATGTGAGTGCGGCATCACTATCGGTAGCTTCTGTATAACCTGAAAGCGTGAGTCCATCATGCCAAGCTGCACCGTTAATATCGTGAAGCCAATGGTGTGTCTTGCCTGACATCTGGACTCCATGCCTCTCATCGGCAAGAAGAGGAGCTACGCCAGCACCAGCACCAGTAGTTTGCCAGTAGATAGTTGCCACCCACGCCTTATTTAATATTATATCCTCTATGGCGGCATTGCTAGGATTAATAGACGCAGAAAGCGTACTGCCGTCATAGTAGATAAAATGAACACCCGATGTGTCAGCGATTACTATGTTCTCTGCGGAACTTTTAGTATATTTTGCCCCTGCTATATAATAATCAAATGTACTAACTGCAGGAGTTATGGTAAATGTTACTGTATCAAATGAGAGGACACTGTCACCCCTATTGGGGAAACCTGTAGCTGCATTGGTAATGGTTTCATGGGTAGATAATTCAGCAGTTTTACCATCTAACCCAGCTACACTTATCTCATCACCGCCAGTATCTTCATGGGAAGGTCCATGAGCCTGTGGGGCAGTGCTTCCTGTAACATCAGCCAACGCCTCAATACCATCTAACTTACCTTTATCAACTTTGGACATAAG